GCAGCAATTGCCACCATCAAACCTTCAACAAGATACTTAATGACTCTCTTAACAAGTTCGGCGACGTTAATCAAACTGTTCATTATAATAAATAAAAAGAAAAAAATATATATAATGCGATAAAAAACTTAAAATCAAATAAGTTAATTAACTAAATGGATCGTTCTAAAGGAAAGAATTCTGACAAGACTGGGTTTGAAAGAAAACAAGTTAACGGAAAACCAAACCCGAAGTATGTAGATTTGCTGGAGGAGGATAAGCCGATTGCCGGGCAAAAATTTGTGTGTGTTTCGTTTTGTTCCCCCGAAAAAGTTTTGAAGGATAAGGCCGTCTTCTTTTTCGAGGAGTTCCTAAAGAAATGGGAATTCAACAAGTCAATGGAAAAGTTTCTCCAGTTCCTTAACTTTGTTTCTTATAAATACAATCTTTCGTTTGACGATATTTCAAATGACTTTAAGGAATACGTTAAGGAGGAGAAGGAAACATTGGCCAAGGTTGGGATTGAAGACGAGTACAAGACCTTTATTGACAACAATGAGGAAGAGTTGCAGAAGCAATTTGACATTGCACACAGCTTCCAAACCAATACACGGGGGTTGAAGATTCGCGGGTCCTACCCAACTCAAGAAGAGGCAGAGTTGCGATGCAAGATGTTGCGAGAAATTGACCCCAACCACGATGTTTTTGTTGGACCGATTGGCATGTGGATGCCGTGGGATCCCGAGGCATATAAGACTGGACGTGTAGAATACATGGAGGAGGAACTCAACAAGCTAATGAGCGAAAAGAACAAGAATGAATCAAACGCCAAGGCCGCATTTGAGCAGCGCCTTAAGGAAACAAAACAGAAGGCAATTGAGGAGAATATCAAGTCCGCAGAGAAGTCAGGTAATACTTTGACTCAAACAATTGATGAACAGGGTAACTTGGTAGGTGTCAGTAATGCAAATACACAAGAGTTCGCGCTCAAGGAGAACGAGAACATCTCCACCGCCGACATTTGCATGGAATTGTTCGAGGGCGATAATATTGTGTCAGGTAAAACGGACAACGGTGCAAGTCAGTTAGTAAGCGGTCCATTTGCTAATAAAGATTCCATGGAAAAAGTAGATTAACACAATTTTTAATAATATCTACTTAAAATCAAATAAATAATATAACTATTATGAAGGTTTGTTATATTATTTCAACATGTGACAAGTATTTGGACAATCGAGTTAAATTTCAGATGGAGTCAACATTTTTAAAGGACGTCCCTCTTGGTGATATTTACTACTTAACATCTAAGCCGAATATCAAGGAGCGGCAATTTGGGTGGAACTGTGTTGACGACTTTGAAAGCATTACCTGGAAGTACATTCATTTTATTTACAATATGAATATTCCACAATATGACTGGTATATATTTATTGACGACGATACGTTTGTTTTCAAAAATAGGCTGTATAATTTATTGCGTCAGTATAAGCCCGACGACTGTTATTATATTGGAAAAGAACTTGATCATATCAAAAGAGATTTTGGATTGTACATGTCGGGCGGTGCTGGGTACGCCATATCAACTGGACTATACAAGCTAATTTATAGCCATGTTAGAAATACAGGCATTAATTTGAGTTTCAAACATTGGTGCGATGATTTGTGCATCGGTTTATGGATCCAGGAGATCGCAAAAACGACTACGGTAAATCAGATTAATGATAATCGATTTAATGTGGGTGTGCATGCAAATGACGGACAACTTGCAACTGACATTACATTTCACAAGGTTATTACAAAGGATCAGTATGATTTTTATGGCTCTATCGCAGATGCTGAATGTCTCGAAACGCCATCACATGCCGTCACACAAGATAGTATTAAAAAGGACACAGTCTTCACGTTGGTAACAGATACTGCGTACTTTGACAGGGCGAAAAGGACTATTATTGATTTACGAACACGCGGCAATTGGCATGGAGATGTTGTTCTAATTACAGTTGGGTTCACGCTGAACGCGAATTTCAAGGACTTCTATAATATTACGGAGACCAGTTTCGTTGTGATAGACAAATCAACACTGCTTGCCAAGATTGGCAGCAACGGCTTCACCGATACGACAGACAAGAGAGAAATTAATAAACTTGCACAATGGGAAAAGTTGCATGTGTTTGACGAGTATTTTGCACAATGGTCAAGAGTGGTTTATTTGGACGCAGGTCTGCGTGTTCTCGATGATGTTAAATATTTGCTTGAACTCGAATACAAGGACCGGATTCTTGCACCCAAGGATGGTAAACTACATGAAGACCAAGCGTTTAAATGTCAGTTGAGCACAGACAATGCCAAATTAATAGCTAATATGCGGAGTGAATTCGGTGAAAATATGTTCACGTCAAATTATATGCTTAACTGCATGTGGATATATGATACAAATATTCTCAAATTGTGCAATAAACAACAACTGATTGATGCGATGAATAAGTACACGTGTTGCAAAACAAACGAAATGGGAATAATGAACATATTATTTTGCTTCAAGTATAACTTATGGGAGCCATTCCCGGCAAAGGCACCCAACGGCAAGTTTTTATTTGACTGGTGTGAATTAAATCAAACATACAAGACAACATGGAGAGAATACTGTTATATGAAGTACCCGGTTACCATTTCATTTGGCGATGTATAAATATCTGAAAACCATACCTAACCAATAACCAATAAATAAAATAATATAATCATTTGCATAATATTATTTTACCATTTCGTAGACTTCTTAACGCTAATTTTAGGCCCACCCCCGCGCTTTTTAACCGCACTTGGGTCATACTGCTCCTCCTCCTCTTCATCCTTGAGTCCCTTGGATAACTCCCAGAACTCCTTTGACCCCAATCTAAAGTCGCCATGATTGTCGGCCTTGTACCAAAAGACCTGATCGTGCAACTTGTTTGATTTGGAGTTATTATTAATTACAAGACATTCGTAGTTTTCAGTGCATTGGTCCATCACCTGACAAAAACTCTCAAATGTTGGAAACATACCAGCATAGTTCTCGTATATTCGCTTTCTGTTGGCAATGTAGTTCTCTCTGAGAATGAAAACGTAATCAATATTTGTACGGAGAGTTGGTGGAATACCCAACGGGTACTGCATAGTTATCACCAACATTACCTTCCAATGGCGTCCGTTCATAAACAGCAACCGCATCATCTTGTCTCGTGTCCAGGTGGCATCATATAAGCAGTCATCTAAAATTACAAACGCGCGCGGGTCAATGGTGCTGCGTTTATATGTTTCCATTTCCTTCTTGATTTGTTTGAGGACTGTTCGCTGTCTTTTCAATATATTTTCAATAATCGCAGTGTTGTATTCATTATGGACGAATAGTTTCGGAACCATCTTAGCGTAGAAACCATTACCCTCTTCTGTTCCGGAAATTACGGTACCAATAGGTATTTCCTGTTGATAATAAAGCAAATCTCTTACCAAAAATGATTTGCCGGTGTCTCTCTTGCCAATCAAAACTACAACGGGGCCCTTATTTTCATTTGGTTTGAAACTAATACTTTTCATATCAAACTTCTTCAACTCTAATGTCATTTTAAATAATTTAGAAATTAAAATTTATTTTTTTAAACGAATGTTAATCGTAGAACTTGCCATGATTTTAGCCAATATAGGTTAATTTTTGCTATTATAATCAGAGCCTGTAATTAGATTGTAATTAGGGTTTATAATAAGTTAAAAAGACGTATAATTTATATATTAAATAGCTAAAGTATGTTGGTCAACTATCAAAAACGAAAAAACGCGGATCTCTTTAAAAGTTTAGAGTCTTCCGACTCATTGTTTCTCTCTACGGCGCAGAATTATATTCCCGTTTATCAACGGTTCTTCTCCTTAAATGATACCAACTTTAACAATATTAATCTAAATCACAAATGGCACATTTCGTCTATAACCAGACCAGATGGCGATGACCATCATATATTTAAATGCAAACTTAAGAATGCAACAACCGGCAAGGCAAAGGACAAGGACGTGTTTGTGAAAATGGCTCCTCTATTAGATCCATACAAGTATTTAATCGGAAAATACGATGTAACCGATGACAAACTCTTCGCATTGCCCCAGCTAAGCTCAACTCCTTCAGATTGTAACGCAAAGTTTCTTGATCCCAACAATGCGGCATATGTTGATGGGTTATTTGTATTTTTAACAAGCAATTTAATGCATGCGCATAATTTTCCACATGGCGTAGACTATTACGGCTCGTTTTTAGGTATAAAGAACAATTTCACAATCAACGTTTTTGACGATATTGAATATTTAAATAACTCAGAATTTTTCAACAAAAATAAAAACAAATTGTTTAAAATTGATGATTATGAGCATTTGTTTCAAAATGAAACCCAGAAACTCAAACCAATTATTATAGAACACAATACAAGCGCCCGGTCCCAAATGTCTATTGCATCGTTTGATAATAAAATCTTTGATGGCGTTTTTGAAGAAAATACGATGAACCTGAGTGATCTCAAGGACCTATCCGTCGACTTGTGCGATTTGGTTGACTTAACAAATGCCGGGCCACAGGTGAACAATGATACCAAACAATTAACCTTAAAATCCAACTCAACGTGCTCGTCAAGATCATCGCATACTGAGAACGACGACCGCTGCGACGATACTGCTAAAGATGAAACCGGTACCGAGGAAAATGCACCAGACGCCATGAGTGATGAGGATACCGAATGGGAGGATGAAGCATCTGACTCTGGAAGTGGTTCCTACGAGGAAGAACAAATCTGCGCAAGGATTGAGAAATTCCCAGTTCAAGTCATATGTATGGAAAACTGCGAAGACACGCTCGATAATTTAATTCTAAATAACGAACTAACCACGCAGGAATGGTATTCGGCCCTCATGCAAATAGTTATGATGCTAATAACCTACCAAAAGGCGTTCGGGTTAACACATAATGATTTGCATTCCAATAACGTCATGTACAATCATACCGACAAAAAATTTATTTACTACTGCTATAAGAAGAAACACTATAAGGTGCCCACTTTTGGGCGCATGTTTAAGATTATTGATTTCGGAAGAAGCATTTATAAGTACGACGGCAAGCTTTTTTGCAGTGATAGTTTCCAACCCGGAGGTGATGCAGCAACGCAATATAACACAGAACCGTATTTAAATGAGAAGAAGCCGAGATTAGAGCCGAACTTCAGTTTTGATTTGTGCCGCCTGGCATGCTCCATATTTGACTATGTTATTGACGATGTGGATGATATTCGGCTCATTAAAAAATGCAAAGACCCTGTTAAACGACTAATTCTGGAGTGGTGTTTAGACGATAAGGGCATAAATATGTTATACAAAAATGACGGAACTGACCGCTACCCGGAGTTCAAGTTATATAAAATGATCGCAAGATGTGTGCACAACCACACGCCGCAAGCTCAGTTAGATCGCCCGGAATTTAACGCATTTTCCGAGTTTAAGGGAGAGATTCCGCCAGATGTGATAGATATTGACAGTATTCCGTCGTACATGTAGCACAAATAGACAATTAAAATTTTGGGCGCCAGTTCATAATACAAATTATATTCACATATATTATGAACCAGTTTGGATTTATAATTACGAGGCATGTGAATTCTGAAAATACAAACAGATATTGGAACCACTCCGTTAAACTGATACGAACACTATATCCTCGAGTAAAAATTGTTATTATAGATGACAATAGTAACCAAGAGTTTGTAAAGGCGGATTTTAATTATAAAAATATTGAAATTGTACAATCCGAGTTTCCTGGCCGCGGAGAACTGCTGCCATACTACTACTACATTAGAAACAAGTATTTTGAAAATGCGATAATATTGCACGACAGTGTTTTTATTCATAAAAAAATCAACTTTGAAGTCTTGCGCGGCGAAAAAGTAATGCCATTATGGGTTTTTGAACAGGATGGCGAAAACTTGGAAAACACTATAAGAATCGCGCGAAACCTAAAATACAGCTATGACATCAGTAAGGCTCTCCGTGTAAAGGACATAAAAACGCTTGTATTTGAACTGCCGCGGGCCAAGTGGTTTGGGTGTTTTGGGTGTCAGGCATATATAAATCACAATTTTTTAGTCGGTCTTGATAACACATACGGTATATCAGCACTTGTTGACACGGTTAAAACACGACCAGATAGGTGCTGTTTGGAGAGAATACTTGGCTGCCTATTTAGTATAGAAAACCCGCGCGTATGCATAAACCAGGGGCTGTTTGGGAGCATATTCAACCACTATAAGAGGTTTGGATACTCGTTTGACGCTTATATGACGGATTTCAACCAGGGCAAAGTACCGTCGTCTGTGGTGAAGGTATGGACTGGTCGTTAATTATAAGGTGGTAATTCATTATACAATGCTGATTATTCATTATATAATGTAGTTCTATAGACGGGAGGTCTCCGGATATAAATTGTCTAAAAGTTTAAGTCTTAATGGGGCAAACTTGGACAAACCTAAATTCGGAATTTGTAGTATCAAATCGCGAGCTATATTTCGCCTTGTCGCCGATAAATTAGTTTTGTCTATTGTCTTGTCTGCTTCTATAATTGCGTCAGTTAGGAGGTCTATTGATCGTTTAAATTTGTTTAAAAACCGCACACAATCCTCAATAGTTATAGGTTCGCCATTAAATATTATCACCCCATCTGGAAATTTCTGAGATGGCGCCTCATATGACACCTTACCAAACGGGAAGAAGTTACTGCATACACTTGGAATTGTATCCCCCGTCGGAAGTATTGTATTCGTGCTGGGGTTTAATTTAATAAAATTTATATAATTAGCACGGGCAAGTTGTTCTTTAAGAAATAAATATTGTGCATAATAATAGAGTTTTTCAGTTAACATGCGCTCTCGGTTCTGAAATATAAAGCTTACTGGCATTTGTGCTCCTCCTCCAATAGGCACAGATCCTGAAATCTCGGACATATTCTCAAAGTAGTGTTTATTTTTTTCATAGCCTCCAAAATCCATATCTAAAAATGGGAAAAGCATTTTATTAGGAGCCCGTAAGCTAATTTTTACCATGTCTTGATACCCACAGACTTTTTTCCTTGTGGTTGGATCAAGAACTGATATGCTATAACCTTCACCTACGATTTGTTCTAAAACCCACTGAATGAAATAACAGATATGCAGAGAGAGGTATAACCCTGCCCCTGGGTGATACTTTCCACTAGCAACCTTTGGATTTTTTACAACTTTAAAATCCAAATCACCCACTGAAACCGATTCAGTATCACCTGGTAGTTGAGAGCTCACTAATGCCACACCCAATCCTCCCTTTGCTACTATAATAAATGGGTAACCAGTGCGTTGTAGTTTGGATGATATTATTCCCAAAAGAAGAAGGGTCGCACATGTTATCCTGCTACGTTCTTCCCAAATTGCGGCAGACTCGGATTGTAACTTGTTTATTAGGATTGTGGCCTCTTCGGCGGTCTTTATGAAATAAGATTCGGTACCAATAATATACTGTTTTGATCCGTTGCCCATTATAGCTACTGGTTCTGGGAGCTTAACTGGGGCATCCGGGGTATTCTGAAATGCAGGAATTAACTCCTGAACCTCTTCACAAAGGAGTGCCCTTCTGGAAGAACTTTTGACAAGGTACTGCAACCTATTAACAATACGCTCACGCTCGGCCAATGGTATTAATGCACCCATCTGCCCCCCGATTAGTTTATTAGACGTTCGCGATATTCTATACGTTCTACTCTTGTTATTTGTCTTACGCATATTAGTTGTCTTACGCGTATTAGTTGTCTTACGTGTATTATTTCTTTTACCTATATTTTTCTTATTTGTCTTATTAGTCTTTATTTTCATTATAATATAACACAATAAAAATAAAATATTAGAACCCTGGATTATCAGTGAATACTGGAGTAGGTGTTGCACCAATCGCACCTCCATGCAGCAAGGGGTCGACCTGACCTATTATAAAATACCCGGACACGACGCTAAAATAAACAAGAAGCGCGTCCCGAATCAATACCTTGAGTGGCTTACTCTCCTTCTCAATAAATCGCATTTCAATAAATTTGGTGATTAAAAATGTTACAGACACAACTGCCGCAATAATAAATATATTGTTCATATAAATTATTAGAGCAGTTTCTTATTCAGTTTTAACGCAATTATTCTAAAACCTCAATTTCGTCCATTAACAGATCTGGCAACAATTCAAGTGCGGGTTCTTCAATACTATGAACATCCAAGGCGTCTAATGAAAACGACTGGTCTGAAATGTGAAGTTTATCAGACATATCCGGCGTACTCTGTGCTGCCTCTTCCATTCGTCGTTGCATTGCTCTCTCCTCCAGTTGGGGAATAGATTTTGGCGCAACGACGTTCGTTATTGTACCATCGTCTGTTCTAATAGAATCAATTTCATTGAAACTTAGACGACTTGACGGCATAGGGGCTGGCGCAGGCAACTCACTAATAGGTGAACCGCCTTCAACTGCCGGCTTAGATTCTGTAGCTTGAGCGCTCTGTTTGATAGGTTCGTCAATGATTTGTTCATGAACCTCCTCAACCACATCCTCCTCTACAGTCTCGTCCATATACGCCTTTAATATGGCCTCAACCGGAATACCCTCTCTTAAAGTATTCAATATACACTCCTGCACAATAATCTCTAATTCTCGGTGATTCTTTTGAATTTGCAATGGCATGACGTTTACCTCAAACAAGTAGACATTCTTATAAACCTTTCGCGCAACATTTATATACGTTTTATGTATAAAATCGTCCAGCTTTGGGATATGAATATCAATTTTCTTTTGTTTTTGCCCAACACGCATAGCCGTAAGGATTTTCAACTGAATAATGTGAACACATGTAACCAAGTCCTCCAAGTAAGTGCACCCAGATTTGTCACAAATTCGCTTCCGCTCAGTTTCAATAATTTGCGCGTTCCACTTGGGAATTCGCGATATTAAATTCTGAAACGTCATGAGGTACTTATCAGGTTCTTTATTTTCCCGGCAAAGTTTAATTGATTCATCTAAAATCGACCTGTATCCATCTACAATCAATGGCGTTAAAATCGTGACTAAACGGGAACCCCATTCATTCTTCGATTCGTGAAGAGCACTAACATTAAAATCATCCATTTACATAAAACTAATATTTTCTAAAGACAGTTCTGAACTTAAAAACACAAAATTTAGAATAAATAACATCAACAGTTTCTCATTCCTAAATTCCATCCGTACACGATTAAAACAAACAAGAAGTTCATACCGCCGCTCAGTAGTCATGTAATTTTCCAGAAATTTCGGATTTTCCATTAAATTCATGACATCTAAACCACTATATGACCGTTCATACAGCTTTGTACATAACAAGAATAGATCATCAAGCGACAATTTCTGGGTTACGTACTTTGATAATTCCCGTTTGAGCCATTCGGTCCGTTGTGATTTTATAGAAGTCATGTGAAATAATTCGTTTAGATTATATTGATAGAGGTTCACGATTTTATCATTTACCACGGGTTCGGGTACATATATTTCGCAAAAACGAGAGAGAATTGGCTTCATCAAATTGTACTTATCTTCTGCGACAATAAAGAACCGTGTATTGTGGCTAAATAACTCAATGCATCTACGCAGCGCAGATTGCGCATCCATTGTTAGCTTATCTGCATTCAATAGAACGATGCTTTTAAAGGTATTTCCGCCGTTTGAGTTTATGTGGGTTTTTGCAAAGAACTTCAGATCGTCTCGTATAAATTTGATTCCCTTTCCCTGCGAGCAGTTCACATACATGACAAAGGTCTTTATTTTCTCTCTGTCATTGTCGTAGACCTTGTTAATAAAATCACTGACAATTGTTCGCTTCCCACTTCCAGACGGGCCGTGAAATAATATATTGGGCGTTTTGTGTATTTCGTGAAAGTAATGTAATTTGTTTTTGATTGATTGATGGATTTGTAGGGACATTAGTTTATTATAGTTTACAACGTGTTTTTATATTTTATTAGTACGTAAATAATAAAATACTCTTATTTTTATTGCAACCCACGTGCGTGCCACGCATTTAAACTGAGCTGGTTAGCGAATGTGTGTACGGGTTATTCTTGAATGCGGTTAATATATCGGGCTGTATGCGCTCGCACGAGGCACATTCATTATAGTATTGCGGGGCTCTAATGGCGCCATAGGTTTGCACTGACGGGGGAAGACCGGTTAAACTGGAAAATGCCGGGTTGACCCTTCCATCCAATCGGTCAGAGTCGCTCTTGAGGGTAGTCAAATGCATCTGTTGATTAAACAAATGAGTTCCTCCTTGGTTTGGTCTATTTGCAATGGTTGAAGATTTAATGTCATTATTGTGCTGTCTATATGCTGCATCATAACTCCGGTCGCCGTATCCGGTTGCATAACCTCCGGCCGCGGTGTAATATTCACAGCTGGTGGTGTCTCTCTGTGTTGGCGCTCCGGGCATTGCGTTATTAACATATATACCTTCCTTTTGATTGCTAATGTTAAACGATGGGGAATATAATGTGGTCTCCTTGATTGTGGTAGCAGTTGCATCCTGTGGGTTGTATACGTATCCCTTGGAGATGGATGCCGCGCCCTCGCCATAAATGCGAACGTTATTGATGGTTTCATCCTTGCGCGTCGGCTTTAAAATATCAAGCAACGGAGCTATAACGGCACCAATTGCGCCGCTAAATCCGCTCCTCAATGTCTCGGGTTGCTTGACAGTGCTTCTGTTATTTTCATAATTCGTGTGGCTGCGCAAAAAAGCCTCCCCGTCTGTATGAGGGCCATGACCTACTGCTCTGGAGTGATTTACGCCGCCTGCCACAACCTCGTGTCTCTTTGATGGTTCAAAATTCACAGGCGCGGTTGTAGCCTTAACATCGGTAGCACCAGCGGGTCCCATGTACTCGGTTTTAATGTCATTACGTCTAATAACACCCATTTCCTGAATAGGTCTCAGGGTTTCGCCCTTCTCTGCGCCGGTGGTTGTTAGCCATCGGTCTTGCGTGTTGATAAAGAAGGTGTCAGGTCGTTGCTTCTCAACCCGCCCAATCATCTGACTCGTAGGTGCTGTTTTGATATATGAGTTTGCAGGGCCTTCATGGTTAATCAATTCATACTCAAGCTTAGGATTTGTGTCCACTCTTAACTCGTCCACTGTTTTAGGCAACCACTTGTCGCGGGCTTCCATACCAGAATTGTAGCCGTTGCTTCCGCTAATTCCATACCCCTGATCAAGGCCGGGACCAACAGTAACAGAGTCAAATGGCTTCACATTATTGTTCTTCATTGCCGGGTTCACGCGGGACTGGTAAAAATCACTCTGGTTCGGCATACCGTATGCCCATTGCATATTGCTTTCGGGCTTGAATAAAGGGGCCTGTTCTATTTTCTTGACTACTTGGGACCCAGACCCGATCATATTATCAAGAACCGTTTCCGTAATATTCACGTCGTAAGTACGACCCTTTACCTTTCCACCATTAAACGGAACCATATTATTGTGTTTGAACTGTTGAGAGTTCAAGTAATTGCCTGACAACGAGTAAACCTCCTGTGGGGTATTTCCGACGGGAATATTATTTCGGACTCGCTGTTCGTATAAATTTTGATTGAAATATTTATCTGTTGCGGCATTTGGGTTGGGATACTCTTGAACGGTATCGACCAACTGGTTTATATTTGACACCGGGAAATTTTGCGGAGGAATGTTTGTGTTGGGCAGATAATTATCAGTTCTTACACCTAAATTGCTTCTAATTCCCATATTGGTAAAATTCTCCTTTTTGGTTTGCCTTATTTGTTTTTTAGTACTATCTTCATTTGATTGATTTGACACAACATACATGCCACCTAATGCTATTAAGGGGATTGCTATTTCCATATTTATATATATAGAGTATTATATTTTATATAGAGTATTATAATTTATTCATAATAATCTAAAACCTAAAACCTAAACCCGGACCAGCTGCAGATTTACTTGCCCGAGGCACATGCGTTTGTTTGCTGACATGTTACAGGTCCTCCTACATACCCACCGCGAATCAAATTGAAGCTTGTTGGCAGGTAATTTTTAGTTTCGGTGACGACACAATCTCTCTTTGGGGTAAAATAATCCTTTTCTAAAATTCGCGTGTTTAAATTTGCCTGGAAAGGCATACATGTATTTGCTTGTGGGTTCAACGGCGGATATTGCCAGTCAACTTGCTCCAAATCGCGATACCACCACGCTGGATTAGTCGCTCGAGACTGCTCGGTAAATAAATTATTGCATGTAGGATACTTGATAGCCTGGTTCGGAACATTATACTTTGTATATTCGTCTTTTCCTAAACAATCTCTGCTTAAATGTCTATTTACTCCTCTGAGATCACCCTCTAAATTAATGGTGTTCGTCCTCAAATTTCCACCCCATTTTTGTATGATAATTTGTGGATCCTCCATATAACAAGGGTTCGCCCCGTTGCCAGGAACATTTAAAATCCATCTCCCGGGGTCAGTTGATTGTTGTAGGGCCTTTTTTGTTCTACAGTCGTCATATTTAAATCGCGTATTCGCCATTATTATATTATTAATATATAATTATTTAATTATTTGATTATTTAACAATATAAATATTACATTTTATAGTATTCATGGAGCTTGTTTCTAATGCAACCAAACCTGCAACACTGTGTTTAAATATGATTGTTAAGAATGAAAGTAAAATAATTACCAGGTTGTTTGATTCGGTTATTTCAGTTATTGATTGCTACTGTATATGCGATACAGGTTCTACCGACAATACCGTTGAACTAATCTCTGAGTATTTTAACAAAAGAAATATACCTGGTAAGGTGGTATCAGAACCCTTCAAAAATTTTTGTCATAATAGAAATTTTGCTATGCAGGCATGCGTTGGCATGTCAGATTTTATATTATTGATGGATGCCGATATGGTACTTGAGGTGAATACATTTAATAAGCACATGCTAAATACCCACGATAGTTATTATATTCTTCAAGGGAACGACTCCTTCTACTATCAAAATACAAGAATTGTTCGGAATAATGGATTATATAAATATGTTGGAGTAACACATGAATACATTGATACTCCACAAGGTAACCGACATATCAGTTTTGATAGGAACACTATATTCATAAGAGATCATGGAGATGGTGGCTCTAAGCACGATAAATTTGAACGCGATATTCGGTTGCTATTGGACGGAATAAAAGAAGAACCGAATAATGTCAGGTATTATTTTTATTTGGCGAATAGTTATCACGACTCCGGGCGATTCGGGGAGGCAATCGACGTTTATAAAAAGCGTATCGCATTTGGCGGATGGATAGAAGAAGTGTGGTATAGCCATTATAGAATCGGTCTTTGCTATAGAAACATGGGTAAAATGGCGGATGCAATACATTATTGGTTGGAAGGGTATAATGTTTATCCGGATCGAATGGAGGGATTATATGAAATAATTCACCACTATAGAATGACTTCTAAACACACCCTTGGAAATATGATTTATAAGGAGGCCAGAAAGATATTAGACGCGAAAAAGGACAGAAATGGTTACCTATTTTTACATAACGACGTGTATACAAGCAAAATTTACTATGAATATACCGTGTTTGCCGCGTATGCCGGTGTAAAAAATATCAACTTTGAGGTCGTAGAGGTATTGAATAATTCCAACAATGATTCGGAAGTAAATAACATGATGAGAAACCTGAAGTTTTACAAAGATGTTTTAACTGCAAGCTCAAAATTTACGGTAGATAACACGGTTACAACAAATATTAATAACGAAGAAGTGAAGATGTATTCTTCATCAAGCTGTCTGGTTCCAAATATAGACAATGGCGGATATAAACTGAACATCCGCTATGTGAATTACTATATTAATGATGGTGGTAACTACTTATATTGTGATAAACATATTATAACCGTTAACAAATATGTTGAGTTAGATAGCCAGTTTAGTCCGATAAATGAAAAATGGTTTGACTTATCCTTTGATAATAGACGGTATATTGGCATTGAAGATGTAAGGGTGTTTTATGATGTGGAAACACAAACCCCGATTTTTATTGGAACCGGCTATCATCACAACAATCATATCGGAATAGTGGTAGGTGATTACGATTATCAAGGAGGACGCTTAAATGGCACGGAAATTACGCCTGATTTTAACAATGCATCATGCGAAAAAAATTGGGTCTATGTGGACTATAAAAATTCCACTCATGTTATATATGATTGGGCGCCATTAAAAATTTGCAAGGTGAATGACACTGCAGGGGGCGGCAAAAGCCTGTCATTGGTTGAAACAAGAGAAATGCCGCGCATATTTAAACGAATCAGAGGGTCTACCTGCGGATTTAAATACTCCAAGCCATGCGGAGAGAATAGAAACGGGAATATAACGATTCAAATTACCGAAGACGAGATATGGTTTGTTACGCACATTGTCTCTTACGAACAACCACGTCATTATTATCACATGATTGTGGTTTTTGATGCCAATATGAAATTACAACGTTATTCGGCTCCATTCAAATTTGAAGGTGACCCCATTGAATATTGTCTCAGCATTGTTGTGGAACACGAGCGAGTGCTTATTAATTACAGCACATGGGATAGAACAACCCGAATCGGGGTTTACGATAAAAAATATATAGATTCAATCGTAAAATATAGTTAATAACGCTCTATAAGGGTCGGATTGTGATCGCACCCGTAGATATCAAATAGCTCTTTATTTTCACACCAAATTAGATACCATATGTTTGTTTCCCACATAATAGTATTGTTTTTTGTTATAATATCAATGCATTTTTCCTTCATTAACTCGGCAAATCTAACAAGGGTTTCACTATTTCCCCCAAATACCCCGCCCGCAAAATACCACGCAATATCTTTATAAATGTTTATGTTATACTTATAATTTATATCCCAAATCCCACCAATTCTAATATTGTCGTAGTGTCTGTATTGTAGGCAGTTAATCTTTTCAACGAATTCTTCGTCTGAGCAGATATTTTTAAATATATGTCTTATGCCAAAGTCTATCCAAATAAAATTATCCGTTTGAAAATGGTTCAAATGAATCGCCTGTTTGACCCATTCTGTTTTGTTACACATAGTAAACATGAAACCAATTGTATCCTTTGTGTGGTTGGTTGAATGTACGTCAAAATTTGTTAGGTGGTCTACATAATTGTACAAATATGAATCGTGCGTATCTATTTTTATTATTAATGTGGTAGTGTTGTCATAATTGTCTCCAATAAGGTCAAACATAAACTGATCAACGAAAATGACCTTTGGAACAGATGATTGCAATAACAATTTTCCAAAATTATAGTATCGTGCCAACGAATCCTCGTACCTGGAATTAACATTGCTTACAAAGGCAGAAACAATTGTATTCATTCTTAATTACCTATATATGTTTTTAAATATATATAGATACAAATTACAACCGTATAATTGCAACGAAAAATTTATGCCGTTTGACCAATGAGTTAAATGTACAAATATGGGCCATCTCCCTTAACGTTTACATCAGCCTTGTCTGGTTCAACATTGACTTCGTGTCTACTGCCATATACAACCCAATGGAACTTGGCATTTTCGCCGTATACCTTGAACATATTATTCTCAACTTCACTTGCATTTAAGGTCACCATTTTATTGCCGTAAATGGGCGTAACCTGTACGGTAAAATTGTAGGCAAGTTTTTCAACATAATGCGGCAGCACAACTTCTACACATTCATTATTTGTAATTTCTCCCTTGCCTCTATAATATACACCTGCCTCTGGACCTTCGAGGCACACATGCACTAAATACTTATTTTCGTCTGTAGGATGATTTATGATGAATGATTTTGATCCAGTTGGACCAGTAGGACCCCCGGCAGGACCAGTAGGACCCGCGCAGCCTCGTCCAGTAGGACCAGTAGCGCCGACAGCTCCAGTGACACCTCGTTGGCCTATAGACGCCGGCCCAGTAGGTCCTTGCGGTCCGACGGGTCCGGGTCCTCTTGAATCACAACAACGTTGAGCGCCTAAATATTGGCTATAATTGGGATAATAACTTGACATCTATAATATATATATACTTTTAAAAAAGTATAGCAAACGGCAATATATACGATAATATACATTTTGCCGATTACACATAATTATATAAAAGGACGTAAAGGATAAAAGCTACCTATATATTATGAGAAAATGCACAATTGCAGCTGCAAAGGCCTGCTCCTCAAGAGCTTTTAGCGAGACAGCTTCAACTCTGAAGCCAAATGTTGTCGGGGTTGATAGAGAGAACCGTCATCTTGATTTAGTAGCAAGCTCGTCCGGATATCTTGGAACCGGTAATATAACATCATCTGTCAAGCCATCACAGGATGACCTTACAAATGCGGAGCGTTATCTTTGCTCGGTATCAAAACTCGCGGTAGATTCTTATAATAAACGGAACGCATGAACCCGCTAAATGATTTCAAAATATTTTATTTGCTAAATAATGAAGCAAATAAAATACGTGAACTTGTAGGCAAAAATTTATATATTTTTTAAATTTAATTAACAATTTTCAATAATCGTTCCTTGTCTACATTATTGTAATCAAATAAATATTCATTACACCATTCAGTGTTTTCATTTGTTGCAGACACATATAATTTCTCCCTTTTGCAATTCTTTCCTATATGATCATTTGCTAATAGCGCCTCTTCTGGAATTACATAGAATTTCCCATTTTTGCAATTTAACCAATATAGGTCATTGTCACCCTCTTCATAACATTTATTTTTACATTTTCCATCTACTCTACAGTCATATTTAGTCAAGGTAAAAGAATATGAGTTATCGTTATTATGAGTTATTGTGCCCACCTTTTCTTGAACCTTTTTAGAACCAATAGTAAAATCATATACTAACCCTTCCATATCATTATTCTTAAATTTAATAAAATTTATTTTTGTTTCTCTTATATTGCGATATTCTTGTTCTTGTTTTTGAGTTTTACTTGTTGGTGTATCCAATATTGTAAACTCGAACTTATTGATTGATGTGTAATAATTTGTTAATTTCTCAATCAAGTTCTCCTTGTTTACCTCGTATTTATTATACTTTGATTTTTTGGCGACCCCGATCGTTTTCAAACCCTTAACTTCTTCATATGGAATTAGCCACATATTCTTGTCTTCATCACAAATACATAATACTAAACAATTATCATATTCTCCATTATTTAATCTAAAATAATATTGACCTCTTTCTGTTTTTTTATTAGTAGTTTTTACTTGAATCCCCAACCACAAATCTTCAATTTCTGCAAATCTTTTAATAGCAATATCCGCCTTGCAACCATCAAATGATTTAATTGTTGTAAAATGGTCTCCTATTAACTCTTTAACATAATTAATACACTTTAATTCTTGTTGCAGCGAAGACAATTTATTGTCATTTGAATACAATTCTTTTAATTTACAACTGACATTTTTATTAACGCATTTTGGACAATGTAATCCTTGGTTTAATGTAGTAAAGTTTTTATAACTTACAATATTTTCGTGACCACAAGAAGCGTTATATTTTATTTTACAATTATTATTCTTGTAATTTTGAATAAACTCTTCTTGGGGCATTGTTACCATACAATTTTTGTCAACAAATTTTTTAACAACATCTTCGTATGTTGGTATTTCTAAAGCGCAATTTCTACATTTTAGCCCAACTCCATTTCTAAATTCCTTAAAAATGACACAATTAGCATGCCCGCAAGAAGCTACATAATCTAATTTGCTAAGTTGATTCCCGTAAATTTCACTTATTAAGATACATTTATTTTGTGTAAATGTATCTTGAACTTGTTTATATGTATATTTAGCAGGCATAACTTATATACGCTAAACTCTTTATATAAGTTTAATAAAATATTATAATTATTAAATCAAATTTATATTATAATATTTGTTACTGAAAAATGCTTCTTGCCGACTGTATGTATTTATTTGTTACGATAATGCGTCACACAATACTATTTTACGATGAGGGCAATGGTGCTAGACAGAGCTTTATCTCCCCAAGACTCGCTACATTATACTTCACAACAAGCGGCAAATCGTTTTCCAAGTACACTTCAATTTGCTGGCACAAGTTGGTGCACTTAATAAAGTACCCAAGGTTCTTGAGTGAGAATTCGCCCTGAATGATCTTTGATGAATCCTGCTTAAGAATGAATCCCATGCTGCCATCCGATTCTGCGCGATGGATTTCGGCAGATGCAAACTGCCCAGAGCACTTAAAAATTAATTCATTGCCGACAGACTTGATTTCCAGCTTATCGGAAATACAGGACAAATCGCGAATAATCTTCTGGAAGTCGGCAGATGGCAAATTGATGATGGATGAGAAGGTCACATCGGGATATTGCAGCTCATCGGGCTCAGGCTCAATTAGGCGGAGCTTCTGTGTCTTACATTGCTTAATCTCTCCGTTCTCAAACTTCAGCGCCAAATGGGAAACAATTCCGTCAACATAGTCGGAGTTCTCAATGTAAATTGTCAGCGTATCGTCATTGTCAATTGAATTAATCAACTTAAATAAATGGAACATGTTTACACCGATAATAATTTTCTCCTTCTTGCATTCATAAAACTCAAAATTCTGTGCAGCCAAATACAGATGAGCCAAAATGGTGTGAGACTTGTCCATATTGATAATACGGATGCCATCCGGCTCAAAAGTAATATTTGTTTCTAAAAGAATATCTTTGAGCGCGGTCATTAGCGTTCTAAAGGGTGCAATTTGAACCGTTTTAATAGTTAACACATTGCCGGTAGTTGGTGTCGGTACCTGTTGTTTATGAGAAAATGTAGACATTATACAGTTTCTAAACTAAAATCTTTAAATACTTATGAATTTAAAATATTTAACGCACTAAATTATTCCGACTAAAGGATGCCGATTTACAAGTCGTGCATAATTAACATCCGAAAATTTGCTTAACTAATTAATGGGTAACACCCGAGGACCTATAGGTTTCTAACCATTTATTAATAGACGCGTTATAAATTACGGTCACTGCTTTATATTGCACTGGTAAAATTATCTGTGAGTACGTTGTAGAATCATCTGTATCTAAGAAACCAGCGGTCGTCGTTGTTAAAATAACCGGTACGGACGAGCTTAGATTATAAGACGCGATTCTCGACATAGGCTTATCTGATGTAGGAGCCGTGTTTGTAAATTGCCCGCCAAAATATACCTTTGAACCGGAATATAAAATCGCATTTGTAATATCGTTTAACCCAGTGTGTGTACCGGAAACATTTTTGATTTGGAAGGTCTGATTCGAAGTATTGATTTCTGCTACACGATTTACGCTTAATGATGAGCCGGTAGTAGCTGTAAACTCGCCACATATATACGCGTCCAAGCCCGCACCGCGATAATATATATTTCGGACTGTTCCATTTACGCCTACATCAGATCCGCCGAGCGAAATGAATTGAGTCCAAGAATTTGAAGAAACATCATATAAACCTATGCGATTTAATGTGGTGGCGCCGGCAGATGTAAATGCTCCTCCGATGAACAAACTGGTAGTATCATTCACCTTGATATCATAAACCGCGCCATTCATACCTATAACAGAATTAGTTACAAATGAATACCATAGGCTATTTGTAATGTTCCACCGTGCAATATAATTAAAGTCCTGGTTACCGCCCGACAACCCAGTAAAATCGCCGCCAACATATATATTGGTTGCATTCAATTGCTTAATTGTGCGGACCTGTCCATTGAGTTTTGGAACGGGAGATGGTGTAGTGATCCATTGACTCGCGGTTCTGTCGATAATTGCTACATTGTGCGAGTTTTTATAATTGGAGGGCGATAAATTAAATAGTAACTGAAAATCACCACCGACAAATAAATAATTGTCGGCAGAAGAATAGTAGGTAGCATAAACATTGTTGCCGACACCGTTTGCTGCGGTTCCGAGCAACGCAGATGCGCTGGAAGTAGGCAACGTATCATATTCATTGGGTCCGCCACCATCATTAAATACTGTTATAAAATTTACGTCTTGTAAGACACTATATGTTCCGTAATAACTAAGGATTCCAACCTGATTAAAAATACCTCCAATATATAATTTGGTGTTAGTTGCATCATAAGTCAAGGTTCGCACTTGGTCATTAATTGTGTTATTGCCAACGACCGCCCAAGTTCCGTAAAAAACTGGAAAACCCAACCACGTCCAACTTGCTATATAATTAGCAGGTAACACTGCGCCTGCTACTGTTGTAAAGGCACCTCCTACATATATTAAATTTGTAGTATTACCTTTTGATAGTGCGTATACGGTTGCATTTGTTCCTTGATTTCCAACGGAGTCAGAGCACGGAGAAAAGTCGTCCGCGCCACTATAATTAGACCATATAGCAAGATTGGTAGCTGTCTGACCACCTGCAGTTGGGAACGACCCGCCAATAACTATACCATTGTTTAATAATCCATAATAAGCCAGTATGGCATATACAGGACCATCGGTTCCATTGCCACTATAAAGAGTTCCGAGTAATGGATTCCAATTACTTCCATTCCACCATGCTACATTATTTGCACTCTGACCGCCAGCATTAGCGAATGAACCGCCTATATAAAAATCTGTAATATAATTTGTAATACAATACACGGGTCCATCAGTTCCGGCCGTTGATGTAATAGTATCTT